GCTCGAGTCGGATCGCCTAGCAGACGATTGACAGACATCTTAGCGCCCATCGCTTCCTGATTACTGATGTAGTTCAGGAACGATTGCAGCTCAAAAAGTCCCTTGGTTGACTCGGCCACTTGCACGTCATCTTGCTGACCAACCTTCGCGATGAATGGATTACCCATACGGATATTCGTATGTCCCGTTTGGGCATCGGTTGCATTCAGCCCTGATTGAACGCCATGCTTATTGGACTTCCAGACGAGCGTTAGCAATGACGCAATACCGGTCGAAGTCAATGTATTCGCAACAAGCTTGTCTCGATCTTTAGAGGTCGCGAGCATGGCCGCAAACCAACTAACTCCAACCGTGCTACTGATCCTCGACGGAAGGTAGCTGTGGATGATCCGAGAGGCGGGAACTCGAGTCGGCTCCCACGCCTTGCCTGGCTGAATGTTGTCATTGTACGGATGATCCAGGTGAATCCAGAATGCAACTTTCTCGTTGCTTCTGCTGTACTCAACTCCATTCTGAATTCGATGACCGTCGGGAAGCCCTTCTGGTGACGGACCAAACGCAGGACTGGTGTAAGAATGCGCAAGCTGCTCCCACTCGACCATGCGATAGGCAATCGGGCTGATACGATCCTTGCCTCGCTTCATGACTCGCATCATCAAAGCATTGCCGACCTCAGCTGTCTCTTGGAACATCAGCCGCTGCATTTCGCCAAGCGTTAAGTTCCCGTCTGCGTCTGCTTCTGTTTCAGACCATCGCTCAAACCAAGTATCGTTTTCTGCGTTCCAGTCTTCGAGATCAGTGTTGTCCGGAAGAGTCGCATTTGCATACGTATTGATCCCGCCCCCAATAACCATTGTCACTAATTGAATCAGTGCCTTCTGAAACACTGAATCATTCGCAGCCATGTCGCGAATTCGAGTAGTCAATGTCGGCCAAGCCATCGCAACTGCGGCATCACCTGATACAGGCTGCGGAACCCATTCGTCATTTTTCGACGTGACTCGAGCACCCCGGAAAAATTGGCCGAACGAATCGGACATCATGCTTCGAATTGAGGAAAGGGCGATTTTCATCAGCAGATAAACTCCACGCCCAGATTTGCTTCCGCGGCAAGAGCAGCTGCCGCGGCTTCTGACTCATCGATCCTATCCAATCCCGCACCAAGACTCTTGGCTGATTCGAATGTGATGCTGTCATCGCCTTCGTCAAAACGGCCCGTGCCGTCGAGCCCAGCGAGAAGATCGATTAAATTCTGACGTGCTTCTGCAGGTGTTGACATGCTGGGATATTACACCCGCAATTTCATAATCAAATAGCAAACAGTCCAACGTTGGGCATTGGAATTAGAGAGCTATTCCCTGCGAGCAAAGGCTGAATGCCTGATTCTTTCGCCACGTCCACCAACAATTCGATCGAATTTACTGATCGATGCGACCATGTCAGTACGAGGCACTTCTGCGGCTAAATCTCCGCCATGGAACAGCGAAAGCTCTTTTTTGGCTCGCCGTCGCATGACCTTGATCTTTTCACGAGAGCCCGGAAGTGCGTTAGTTGGAACGCCTGGCTCCACAATCTCAACTGGATAGAAATCGAGATTGCCTAATGCACAACTGATGTGAGTGGCTTCGTGAAATTGAGTCATTCCATGGATGGCTGTCGCGATGTTGGTGGCGACCCTGATTGTCCAGGACGATTATCAAGCTTCTGCTGCTCCACCTGATTGCTGATGTCTTGCGCTATCGCATTTTGAAGATGCAGGATTGCCCTTGCAAGCTCCAGTGCCTGAGTAGCAGATGCGGTACTTATAATCATCGCCGTTAATTTTTTGATTGCTTCCTGCATTGGTGGTTCCTTTTTCTGTTTGAACTTTTGAAAATAATATTGGACAAATCACAGCCATTGCTTCACCTCGCCTTTGCAATGTCATTGCCCGGATTCACCACTAGCTTTGGCTTTGAGGTCTCATCCGGCAACTTGTCTGGCTCAACTTCTTCATTGTCCGGAGTCACCTCCAGCACTTTCACTACTGGGCGCTGCTGCTTGAACGATCCAGTGCATTTAGGACACTTGTATCGGGTGAGCCTTCCCGAGATTGTCTTTTGCGCAATCATCTGCACTTCGATATCTTCCTCGGCCCCATCCTCGCCTTTCTTCTTGGAGCACCTAGCACACAACATGATATTATTTTGAGCGCCTCTTTGTGTTCGCACTTCCTTGACTCGATTCTTCCTGGCCATAAATCACCTTACTCTAGCGACGTCGTTTCCGTCGTCGTCTTCTTCATATTGTTGGTTTGCGATTTCTTGAACAACGTCAACATCAACAGGCTCCCAAGTGGAAGCATCCCACGTCACATCGTTTCTCTTCAGCTCCATGCCCGCCGCGGCTCTTGCATATCCGCCACAATCCCAAAGGTGGTTTCCAATGAGTTCAGAATAAACTTTCCAAATTCGCTCCGAACGTCCGGTTTTCAAATTCACTTCTTGCGATGGTCGCTCATTTGACATTTGCTTCAAGCATTCTTCACCGTCCAGCGTGATGCCTTGATAAAATCGCATGGATCCAGTGACGTCTCGCTTCATCAACATCGCAAAAAACATCTCCTCATTGACGATGTCCTTGTTGATCTCCCAAAGCTGCATTCCACCAGCGTATGGATCGCCCCCTGCTTGCGGCTTGTCGACTTCACTGAACTTGAAAAGATCTTTCATCTTCGTGCTCTTCCCCCTTACCGTCCGAACGCGATCGTTCAGATGCGGTGGCTCAGGATAAGGCACGTGACTTCGAACAAATTCCTGCACCTGTCGAGTTCGATAATTGACATCAACATTTGCTAACCGAACCCGAAGTTTCGTTTTTCCAAGTGGATTTTTAAGTCCCTTCTCGACAGTGAAATAACGATTGATGACTTTGATATTAAGCCCGGTCAAGTCGCTCGCCAAATTGTCAATCTCTTGCGATGCGATCCCTTCATCGTCGTACTCTTCCGCGCCTTCCGTTCTAGGAATGTACCCCCAGTCAATGAGCCAAGATGTCTGACGATCGCCCCAGCCCCAGACAGACCAATAGACTCCCTGGTCTTGAACATCGGCACCCGCTGTAAGGAACCAGCATTCCTCTGGAACTTCGCCCCGCTTGTATGTCCCTGCAAGTCTGGATCCTAATTCCTTCCAGCCTGGCAATGACTTTGCCGTACTGTTCTTGCGCCCAAGACTATCCTGAAAAAAGTTCCGAAGCGTTGCCGATCGATATGCATCAACGTACATGCCCGCTAAGTCCCCAAACGTAATTGTTGGAATATGAACCTTCCATAAGTGATAACTCGAATGGCGCTGATCAATTTCAGCAGTTCCCTTAATGACCGGCTTTCCTCGTATGACCTGAATTCGTTGACCTCGTGGAACCCAAATTCCATTGAGCACCATATCGCTTTTCTGATGGCTATCGACACGGCACCCTTCCACGCATCGATAATACGCCCTCTCAATTGCTTCATCTTTTTTGACCAGACCGCCTTCCTTTTTTTGCCATCCGATGATCCCGCCTTTGCCGGAATGCTTGCCTGACTTAAAAGGAAAGAATCGCAACTCTTGAAAGGTTCCACAGTGAGGACACGGACACATCCACGTGCAACGATTTCCTTGCCGCCATAGCGTGTCAATACTGGACGGATCGCCATCCGGAGTCGACTCTGAATAGATTTTGGAATAGTAAAATCGACCAACTCGTTCAGCAGATGCCTTGAGAGGATCGCCACCCTTCGAGGTTTTTGCGGCCCAGACATCAACTTCCGACCGGAGAACATAGCGGCATGTTCGACCACGATTTCTCTGCGCAGATCCTGACCACGCTTGGTAGAGCTTCATTCGCTCGAGATCTACATGCAGCATGTTCCTGAATCGCTCGTGAGGAATCTGATCACGATACGCAGGGCTCGCTTCCGCTGTCGAATAAATTCGATTACGAAGCTCTTTCATTGAAGATTCGTCCGGCGCAGCAACCATTGAAGGCGACGGCGCATAATGACTCAAGCCGAGAGCTGCAGCCACTAGCGCAAGTGTTCCGCCAACACGAGTTGATTTCATCACGCTAATCTCGTAAACGTCATGGTCCACGAAATCGTTTAGAATTTGTCGCCAGAATGGATTCTCATCAAGATTGTACGGCCCACCGGTCACCTCTGTATCCGGGTCGAGCATGACAGTCGACTCGATGTACTCCGCAAAGGAAAGATCCGTAACCTTATCGAATGGTCGGGCCGCGCGATCTAGAACAGCCTGGACAGATGCAGACCTATTCTTCGTTCCCAAGCAGCTGCTGGAGGAGCTTTTCTCTACTGTCGCTATCACGCAATGCCTCCGCTAGTAATCGCTTTACGAGGTCCATTGTGATACGACATTCGTGCTCCGCCTTCTTCTTGTTTTTCACGGTCACCTTCTGTCCTACTGCTGGCAGACATGAAATTATCTTTCCAACAGTTTCCCCAAGTAACTGCGAACAGACGGCAGTACGTTCGGCTAAAGCAAATGCCACTTCTTCAATGAACACAAGCTTTCCAAGTTTGAGGTCGTTCTCGATTCGTCGCGATCGAAGTCTTTCCTCAAACAACAGCTCCTCTAGTTCCTCTTTCCTAGTTTTCTCTCTTGGAGCCTTGGCAATGACGCCTCCGTTTGCCGCCAACAGAGTAGCGGTAGATGCTGGCCCACCGCGGCCATGGCGAGGAAGCTTGGTTTCTTTATGCCACTTCTCAACAACTTCTAGGCAATAGGGTCCTTTGAAATCTAGATAATATGGAAAAGTCGAATCGTTTTTTCTCCAACCATAAGCAGTCGCCCTGTTAACTCCCATCGCGGTGGCCAGGTCTACGAGATTGTCAAACCAAGTTTCTCGATTTGCATGGCCATTCTCAATCAGCCATGCCGCAACTTCACTCGGATCATATTCGTATATTCGCCCCTTTTTCTGACATGGCATCCCTGCCTTCCGCCACAACGCAACGTCCTTCGCTTTTACATTCAGGTGCCGTTGAATTTCTCGTTGCGATATCAACCGTCATTAACCTTCAATCCTTGAAACGGCTCTGGAGTGCGATCGTCTTTTGTCGGCTTTGATTTGCCAGGAGACAGCTCAAGAACCTCTTGGAGCAACTTCGCGGCTTCCTCTATTGACTTGGCAATTTCGCGGAGTCGCTCAATGTCGACGCTTGTTTTTTTGACCATTAAAGCAAACTTGCTCACTTACAAGCAGTTAATTCACGTAGCAACTGGCGACGCAAGCGTGTTGAAATAATTGGTCGCCGTGAATCCAGTTGTAAATGCTGGCGTAGGTTCTGCGGGTGCCGGTGTTTCTGCAAATACAGGTCGATGCACTTCAAAGTCTGGAACCTCTAATGGCTCACCCGTGATTGGAGCAGACTTCCGCTGACAATTCGCATAAGTGATCTGGTTATTGGACAGGTTCCTTGTCCGTATCATGAGCACGCCATTCCGCAATACCAATGCTTGACCTGGTTTAAGATCAGCTGCCGTTATCTGACATTGGCCTGCCCTGCAGTTGCCTCGAAATTGAATCGGTGCAGCGCGTCTCGCTGGAGCCCTTGAGCACTGGCCGCCCTGCTGGCTCTGATTCCGGTAGGTAGCGATTGGAGCAACCCATCGTCGAATTGGCCCGCCAATCCCCTCTCGTCGCATTGCCCGCCTCGCCTGAATTCGAGTTGCTATCCGCTGTCGTCGCCTTTGAACTACTGGACGATTTGCCCACCAGCCAGCTTCCACCGCAACGGTAGTAACACCCATCGTGCCAAGAATCAGACACACTAAGGCGATTCGCATTTTTGTTGAACGTTTCATTTCGATTCCTTGCTAGAAGATGACTTACCCACCACCGGGGA